CTGTCATTTCTCCCTCTCCTTCAGCATTGCATCTGCTATGCGGTAAGACACAGACGCAATAGCACCAACAGACAAAAGTTCTTCTGTATCGGCAGCAAGAACACCTTGCAATGCTTTGGCTGCAAAGTAGTCGCGCAGTGACATACCGCTTAACATGGTTCGCGCATCTAGAGCCGGGAACGCTGGGCCTCCCTTGTTCATTTCTCACCTCGTGCTTTAGCAATGGCGGCGCTGGCATACAGCCCCATGCCTTCCCGTGTGCTGCCAGAGTCCTGCGCGGCAAGGCTGATGCAGTGCAATGCGTTCAGCAGTTCAGCATTCATCCGTTCCAGTCGGTCAACATTTGCTTTCAGTGCAAGCTCACGCTCTGCACCCATGCCGACCAACCGGGCCTGTTCCTGTAGTTCGTTCATTAGTTCGTCTCGGTTCATTTCTGCTCCGTCCGGATCATGTATTTCGGCGTGAACTCAATGGCCTTGATCTCAACAATCTGCTCATCTTCAAGTTCAACAATCAACGTATCGCCTTTTATTTCTTTGATGAGGCAATAGATGGCCGGCCAGCCAAACCAACCGGTGTATCCGACTTTCATACCTCCCCCTTCAGCACTTTGGCTGCGTGCAAGTAATAGTTGTACTGCCCACCAGATCGCTCGTGCAGGCGCTCTAAGATCAGGATGCACCGATCACGCTCATAGGCTGCAACACGCTCTACAACGCGCATCAGAAAAGCCAGATCCTTCTCTGGCGTCTCCGATAGCTCCCAGAACGCTCCGGCCTCGGCAGCTACCTTCAGAATCTCGTTTTGGTTCATTTGATTCCCCTGATGACAGCGATTGCCAGCATCACAATTGCGCCGCCGACAAACAGCAAGAAGTCAGTCATTTCTCACCTCGTGCTCGAATGGCTGCTGCTATGTATTTCGGATGCTGCACATTCATGCCTGCAACCATCTCGGCACACGCCTCACGCTCGGCTTCTACCGCCTTCTTTACCAGTTCCTTAATGTAGCTATCCAGCGCTTCTATAACCTTCTGAGCGGTCTCGTTTACAGGGACATCTGGATGCGCCCAGATACCGTCACGCGATATGCGGAAAAGCTCTGTGTGGTTGTTCTCTAAAAACTGAATGTTTCCAAAAGGAGTATTTCCAGTATTCATTTCTCACCTCTGGCTCGAATTGCTTCGGCTGCATATCGCGCCTGAGCGTATTCGTCACAAATCTTCGCGCATTCCTCTCGTTCTCTTGCTACCGCCTCACGCACCGCGACACACGCAGGACGCTGGCACTCAGCGTGGCAAGTGTGGATGCCGTCGTAGTACAGGTGCTGCTCAATTAGCTTGGCAAAGCGTTCAAGTTGGGCCGGGTAAGGATCTCGACCAACGATCCAAACGTTAGCCTCCCGCGCCATGCGAATGATGTCGTCTCGGTTCATTTTATTTAGCTCCTAAGTTGATTCGCAAAATCTCAATCCGTTTTGCATGGCCGGGTGATCCACGCCACTTGTCTCTGATGATCCACTTCCTACACTTACACTCGTCCTGTGCAAAAACAATACTCAGGTCTTTCACATACCGGTTGACGTGCCGCAAGAACACCCGTTTCTTGCTTGCAGGCAAACCTGCTTGATGACTGAGGTTGATCGCAATCACCCGCAAGTCATCCTCTAGCTCATCGACAATCTCAGACGGACTCACTTCAACTCTCCAGCCAGGAATCGCAACTCAACAATCCGAGCACATTCGCGCAGCTTGCTGATGTTGGTGCGCTTCATCACCTCTATAGCAATTGCAACGAATGTCTCCAACTCTGCACGCTCGTCGTCTCCCCAACCGATTAGCTCTGCAACACATTGCTGTAGTCGCTCATCCTTCAGCTTTGCAACACGCTCGACAAGGTATTCCAGGTCATCCCGGTTGAGTGCTGCTCTGTTCTGAATGATTTCCTTCATCCTGTTTGCCTGTTCTGCGACGAACCCTGCGTCAGGTTTCATCGCTCCAGCTTCCCGTTTTCGTTGCCACCATCGACCTCTAACAACTCAACAGGAACCTCGTATGTGCTCCAGCGGTGCCCACAATCGGAACAATCCCGCAGCCGCCATTTGTATCCAAATCTTGTGTCTTTCCGACTTTCTTTTACTTTCGAGTTCCACCCTCCACAACTCGTGCAAGCAGACATCACAACCTCACTTTTTTGCTCTCTAGCATCTCTTTCATCCGCTGAAGTGCTGCTTTTCCTTCGGCTGTAACGTGCTTCGGGGCTGGCAGTGCAGGTTGCTCTGTTCCCATCTGCCGAGCGTAGACGTTGCACATAGCAGCAAACTCTGTGAGGTTTGGCGGCCATTCCCTAGGATGACTCTCAAGATCGCTCAAAACCCGTTTAACAACACCTGGACGCTGTTTCTCCAGCAAGTTCTGCCAGGACTCCTGCGCTGCCATGATCGTGTTGTCGTCGTCTGCGAACTGAGCCTTAACCTTTTGCCAGCCGTAGAGGATTGCGAACCTCTCCATCAATCGTTCGGCTAACGGGAACTCTCCGCCCCAAGATAAGGTCTGATTTCCTGTCATGTTTCACCTCTTTCTTAACAACCCATTCGGCCTTGAATCCTTGCCAACCCCTGTCTACACACTCGTTCAGCGCTTCCTCTAGCGTGTAGCCAGCTAGCTCTGCCTCTGCTCGTATCCGCTGCACTACACGCTCAGTGACAATCGCTCGCTTGGCTTTCCGGTGTGCCAAAAAGTCTGACCAACATTCATCTGTTACATCGCTTGGTTTCATCTCAACCTCCATGCAAGCAATGTAAAGCAAATTTCTAGTGTTGTGTAAAAAACTTTTCTATCGATTGTCAGTTGGCAATAGGTTCTGCCTAACAGTGTTTCTCTCAGACATAGTTCCCCCAGGGTGGTAGCCAAGTGTCTGGCTTCCTCCTCTCCCACTGCTGTCATCCTGTGACAGAGCCAGAGTCCCTAGCGGCTGCGATTCATCCGTAAGTGCTGGGTCTACCACCCGTTCAGCACATACGTTATCCAGTCCCTCGCAGACAGGCTGGAAGGCTCGCAATCAGGGTGTCAGATTGGCCTGTGTTTTCTTCCGCGCAGCCCATGCAGGCTCTTGATCTCGCTCGGAGTGCGGTTGGCCGTAGAAATAAAAAAGCCGCTATCTGCTGCCCCCCGGTAGGAACCCCGAGGAGACTTTCGGGGCGGGAGGCATGAGATAGCGGCCTTATGCTGTCGGTTCCTACGCCAACAACGTTAGTTTACATCAGAAGCAATTGGTATTGCAATTCCCTCCGAAACAACAGGTAGTGCAAGTCACCATCCTGCCGTTGATTGTGTATGTGTGCGTGCTGCAAGCAGCGTAAGCAACACTCGCAACAAGTGAGAACAACAGACCTACTGCTACTTTCTTCATGTTTACCTCGCTTTGATTAGACCACTCTGAACCAACTGCACTAAAGTATTTCTGAACGCATCTTCCCAGGCTTCCCGCCGCTCCTCTCCTGACATCTTCGCCCCTTGGTCGATGGCAAAATGGCAGTGTTGACAGAGTGCCGCGGTAAAACAATCGTGCGCCTTCATCCCCATGCCCTTACCGTATGCACCCCAGTTGGCGTGTGCGGCTTGTGTCTGACCGTCTAGACCACATCGCTGGCAGGATAGGGACGCGACTGCCTTCAACCACGCTTTGCTGCGAAACATCGCTTCATCTCCTCCTCTAGCTCCCGCCTTGCTGGCATCCCTCTGGCCTTCTCCACCTGCTCCAGATGCTCCCTGCGTTTCCTAAGCGGCCAACGTAAAACCGTCTGAGCCTCGCAATAGAGCGCGTACTCTCTCGACTGTAGACCTACGGTGCCAGTAGGGAGGCTGATGAGTCGTGCGTTGTCGTGTCGGCGTCCACACGCAAAACAGACATCTCGTCCGTCATCGTCAACCCGTGATTCGTCGCCCATGCGTAGACCTTTTCAACGTAGTCTGAAAACTGACCTTTCGTCAGCCCGGTAGTCGTCGGCTCCTGCTCGACAATCTGACCGTTCGGAAGCTCTACAACCCTCCCAGGTAGATACCGAGCCTTGAAGTAAGCGTGCCAGATGTCTGGTGTGTGCTCCTTACCCTGCGGCCGGATCTGCTCGCTGATCGCTGTTAAGGTGGCCCAGTAGAACGAGTTCTGGGCGCTTGTTCTGTTGGGTGGCTGGATGGATACCACCCAACCCGGTTTAGCGCGTTGCACGGCCTCCAGTGCGCGTTTTCGGGCAGTGTCGTTGGCTAGCGTGTAGATCACAGTTCAACCTCTTTCAGTTGCCACCTGTTGCCTTCCTTAAACCACCCATGTAGCACCACCCGCCACCCTGAACGAATCATCTCAGGGTAAGCCTCTGCTTCCTCTATCTTGTGTTTGCGAGCAGACAGATTCGACTTGCTTGTCACCTGGATCGCTACTGTCTCGCCATGACCGATTGCCAGCAGATCGATACAGCCCCACAAGTCATGCTTGCGCTTGGTGAACGAGTTGTAATGCTCGACTAGAGCCACCTGATAGCCATGCGAGACATAGAGAGCCTTCGACCTAGCGGTTAGAGTCATTCGCATAGTCCATAAATAGATGAGCAGGACGGGCCTTCTTCCATCCGCAGGAAGTCGTATTGGTGTCGCCCCTTGCTGGTCTTTGACCACTCCACCATTGCGCGGATGTTGCTTGCTTGCTCGGCTTCTTCGTTAGACAGACCTTTGATGCCAGCGTTCAACAAAGTTGCTGTTCCTGTTTTGCTTGCCGACTGAACCAGTTTTTCCCACCTTGCAACCCGTTCAACTTCCTCTGGAAATCGCTTGCTAATCTCCAGCAGTTCGTCTTTCCTAGCATGGATGCAAGGCATACAACCAACTCTGCCCATGCCTTGTTCATAGAGCGGGTTGTGCTTAATGCCGTGTTTCTTGTGCATGGCGAAGCAGTCATCTGCTGTCCACTTCAGAATCGGACGATAGTTCCACAGCCCACCACCAACTTCGTCCAGTTCTGGGAGATCGCGTCTGGCAAGGCTTTCATCTGCTCTGACTCCTTGCCACGACCAGATCTCATCGCCAGCATCTAAAAGCTCTATCTGGGCCTCCACGATAGGATTGCGCTTGAGTTCTTCTGAACAAAAACGCGCCTTAGTAGACGGGAAACGCCCTTTCCACAAGCACAGGTCAAGGAACGGGTTGCCTGTCGGAACAAGCGTTTCCAAGGCTTTTAGGACGCGATCCTCTGGCACTCCTTGCTCGCGCCACTTTGTAGCCACGAACTCGCGTTTTCGTGCGATCTGTGCGGAGAAGTCTGCTCTGATCGTTCTGATGGGCCAGACTTTGTTCGACAAATAGTCGATGTATTCGTATGTCTGTTGATGCTCGTGACCAGTATCTGCAAACCATGCTTGTAGGTTATCTGTTTGTCGTTCAATAGCCAGCAAAAGCAAAGCTGTGCTGTCCTTTCCGCCAGACACGCTAACGATGTTATTTCGTGTCATAGTCGGGCCTTAGCATTGCCAACGTCACCCGCCCACCTGTCAGTCGCTCGATCTCCACCGCACGGTTGAGAGGAATCCGACCGGCTCGCCTCCAGTTGTGGATAGCCTGCCGCTTGAGTCCCAACAAGCTGCACAGCTTGCCCTTGCCGCCGATGATTGCTGCTGCTAGCGCGATTGCCTGTTCCTGCGTCATGTCACCCCCGTAAAGTTGCTATGCTATGACATTGTAGCGACATACGCAATACATAGGTGTTAGCCATTGCCTATAGGTGTCGCAAGAACGATAAAAATATTTTTCCACACAATGCCAAAGAAATGACATATAGTGTCAACCACCGCAACACAACAACCGAGGGAAACATGGACTACGACACTTGGCTAGAAGAACCGGAACAGCGTGCTTGGGATCAG